CCCATTGATGAAGATAAACGTGAGGAGACTAGAGTGGCTGAAGAAGAAACAAAAGAACCAGAATGGCCTTTCGGCGACGGTGAAATAATATATGCTTATTTTTCTAATGATGGACGTTCAGTACTTACATTCTTTTTGAGAATGCCAGATGATCGTGTGGAAAACCATACTATTGATTCTGCACCTATGCATAAGGCAGCTTGGCATCATATCAAGAAAGAGGTACCTGAAGACCAATTAAATAAAAACACACAACGAGAAATTAATAAGATTCATCGCCTTCGTGAAAGAGAAGAGTCTGAACATAAAGATATGGAAGGTAAGCAAAAGCAAGAGGGATTGTTTGGTGCAAAGGTTGAAGCATTTGAACTCCCTGTTGTTACTAATTCAACTAACAGAGAGTTGAAGTCTGCGATTCGGAAATCTAAATCTACTATGGAAGTGATTGCAACCGTTGGTGCACTTATTGCGTTAGAGTATGTGAATAAAGATGACAAGTCAGAATAATGGTTTTCTTTATGTCGGATCTTTAACAAAACCATATTATGACGCAGCTGTTATGTCAGCTGAATCGGTTAAAGACTACTGGCCTGAAGCGAAGTGTACACTATTTACTCATGAGCCTTGGGTTAATCAAAATCGTGATAGTAAGATCTTTGATAAAATTATAACCAATGTTCCAGTTCATTGCAGAGCAAAGCTGTGGGCACTCAATCAAACAACATATGACAAGACGTGTTATATGGATGCAGACACATATTGTGAGCATGATAATATTAAATACATTTTTGATGAACTTCAAGATGATAATGATATGGTTATGACTATCAATAGAGCATATAATGCTAAAGTTGTTTACTTTACAAACGACAAAGAGCTTACCCATTATGAAGAAGAAGACAAAAAATTAATATGGGAGGGTGGTGATCCCAAAAACGGTAAACCTTTATATGCAATTCATTCTTGGGATCCTACAGCTAACAATGGTGTTTACCGTATGAAATGGCATTGTGGAATGTTTATATATAATAATAAGCCCCATACACTAGAGATGTTACACGCATGGTATGAAAACTACAAAGAACAAATTACAAGCAAGAAAGTTTGGGAAAAGAAATTCAATCATCCTAAATCACTATGGTTTTGGGATACGTATGCTTTTTGGAGAACTAACTACTACAAAAATTATAATGTAAGAATTAAAGAAATTCACCCAAAGTGGAACTTTGTTAATGGCTATCGTGATTATGAGTTAAGTGAAAAACACCAAAAAGTTATGCACCATTACACCATTCCAGGCGGAATTCAGGATGAAGGATTAATAGATGACCCCAGTATATCAAATACAATCGGAAATTTTGACGTATTTAGATGAATGGAAAGATTTCATCTGGAGCCTCGACTTAGCCGAGAACTTTGGTAAGGATAAGAAATATAAGGCTCGTGGCGCAAAATTCTTTAATGAAAACCGTGCTGAATACGCAAGCTCTGTGGAGTGCCTAATGTCTCTCAAACATATGGAGCATGATGGATTTCCACCTGATAGTTATGGTTATGACTTCAACCAAGTAGCGACATGGATTAAATCTGGTACTATATCAGAAGAGGATGGCCGGCCTTTAATGGACAAGTCTCAGTGGCTTGATGATACCTTAGGTAACTATCTTGGGTATAGATTTTGTGCACTGAAAATGTTTTACCCTCCTCAAGGTTATATCTCTTGGCATACAAATTGGAATGTTCCAAGTTTCAATATTTTGTTTACATATAATCCAACTGGGGATGGATATTGGAGACACATCAACCCTACTGGTTCTAATTCACCTCGTCCTAATATCGGAGAGAATGAGGAGAACGTAGTAACAATTAAAGATCAACCAGGTTGGTCGTGTAAGGTTGGTTATTATGGAAAGAAAGAAGAGCACGAGAAGATAGTTTGGCATACAGCATACTCTAATGAGCCTAGAATAACATTAGGTTATGTTATATTTGATGAAAATGTGTGGAAAAATGCTGTAGAGGAAATTGCTGGTACAGATTTGGTTTGGCCTCTTGCTCCATACGATGCATCATTTATTAAATAATGTTAGATTTTCTTATCAAATTACAAACAAACTTCTTTATTAACGGAGGCCACTATTATGTGCTAAGTATAATACTAGTTTTGTTTGTACTCTCTGCAGTATTTAGTTAGATAAGTCTTGATCCAAATTTATTATATATCTTATGAGCCTTCTTTGCTATGTTAACAAAAACATAATACAATATTTTCTCATGAAAGGACGTAACCTTTGGGTCAATATCAATACCAGGTACTCTGTAATTGCTAATACAGTACATCATGTAATATGAATCATTAACACCAGTGAAAACAATGTTGTCCAGGCCATTGTATTTTATACACCTTTGATATGCATCCCATCTATTTTGCTCATTTAATGCTTCATGAAACTCACCTACAATGGGTTGTATTTTCTCCCATTCAGCATTTTCCTCAGCATTAAATAGTTGATTGAATAGTTGCTGACTATACAGCAACATTACAAAACCATATATTTGGCTATCAATCCCCAACTGCATTTTTATCATCCTTCATATGTGTACCAATAAGCATCATTCTTTTTTGGCCATACACTTCTTTGCTTTCACCATATATTACGTTTCTAATGTCTGCTTGTTTAGCTAGTTCGCCCAAGTTGTCAACGCAATTAATATGAAGCCATTTGACGTTTCGATTATTATTACTCTGTAGCACATACAATGCGTCTGGGTATTGTTGAACGATATGAGACATGTCAAACATATGTTCACACGAGCAATTGATAATAACATTACCTTTTAAATCTAGGTCATCAAACACAACATCTTTACAATGTACATTTACCATATCACTAAACTCATCTTTGTATATGTGTTTAGCTATATCTATAGTATACTCATCAACATCATATAGGTCAATTGGAATCCGACCAAAATGTTTAAACAACATAGGCACAATAACAATACCATACCAGCTAGCTAGAATGCTTACACGCTTTACTTCTCTGTCTCTAAATTCAGTGTTAGATAATGTTTCTGCTAACCACCACTTAGATTTTATTTGAGTATCAAAAACACACTCACTATAATCTTTAAATTTATAGATATGGTTCTTTTGTAGGTATCCCATACCCTTTACAAACAAACGATATGTTTCATCTAATACAGGATCATACATTCCAAATTTCCTTCAACCTAGATTCTTTATCTTCAATATCATCAAAGCAGCAAACACTAAAATTATTTCTTAACTTTTGGCCTTCTACATCGTGAGGATACTTAGCTCCATATCTAAACGAATATACCAATCCTTCAGGAAAGTATTTTATTTTGTTGATGTGTCTTCGATACATCCAAGAATCTAATCCATAAAATGATTTATAAACTTTATCTCTGTGTTTAATAAAATCGTTATATACTTCTACAAAATTTTCGTCTTTAATAAACATCACTGAAGAATTTACACTACATCCAAATATATAATGATTAACATTCTCACTAAACCAAGATGTATGAAGTACGTGACCGGTATTAACAAATGGAGATAGATCGCCTTGTATAACGCAATCTAGATCAAGATAAATTGTATCATTCTTAAACAATCCTGGTTCAAAGAATGCAATCTTGTTCCACCACATTCTCTCTTTGTACATAGGATTGAATTCTTCAATTGATATATTAGGATTAATTCCACGAGCATTATCTGTGTAACACGTAAAATTACCTAAGTCATTAGTCTCTTCAGCTTGCTTAAATAACTGGTTAACATACTCAGATTTATAACCCAGGCCTACTTTAAGAGTCACTATATCAATTTTCAAGGTATTGTTTCCATTCTCTTGCAACCCACCCATCATGTATATCCAGTGGATCTGGTTCATGGTCTTCCATAAACACACAAACGGAATGATCAGGTCTATACTTATACTTAGCAGCTTTTCCAGCTATAGTATAGTTGTCTGGATAAGCAGCACCCCTATTAAACGAATATACTGTTCCTTTTGGATATGTGTGTATCTGATCTCTCCATTTACGCCATAAATAAGCATCAGCACTATACAACGATTGTTTAATTTTCTTATAATTCTTATTGAAATGATTCCAGATTTCGTTTGTAATTGGATCTGTATTATCCACGTATATCAAACTCGCATTAAACAACATTGTTAGAAAATAATTACCACCATGCATCCCAACATGCCACGGTGGCATCCAATCACAACCAATCATGGCTGGCGTTGGAGTGTTGATGATCCTATCCATCGGGCTGATAAATAAATTATCTAGGTCTGTAAATAAAATCTTACCTTCTATACCACACAGTTTAGGAGCAAATAACGACATCTTAATACCATCCCAGAAGTACCATTGATCTTGTTCCAAGATATCATTCCATAACCATTGCTCAGTGCATTCTACTGCTATAATATCTTTATCTAATCCCGTTGGATCATCAGTCATACAATAAGAGTTGAATTCACATGGCATATATTTCTTAGCCATTCTATGAATTAAATTAGGATATTCAGCTTTGAACTTCGTACCCCATTTCATAGTCATTAAATTAATAGTATTCAACCTTTCATCTTTCTAACAACATCCTTTGATGAGTTTTCCAAAGGTTGACCATCATCATAATCTCTCCACTTTTTTCCTTGACCATTTAATAATCTAAAATGAAAGTCCCGTCTCTTTATAAATTGATCCTTGTCTTTGGGAAAAAATTCTGAACCTTCTTCTGCACCAAAGAAATAAGAATATGCCCATCCTCTAGGAAGACAGTTAATTACATCTTTGTGAAAGTGGTTCATGTATTCATCATTACCTCTAAACCTAAACGTGAACGTCTCTGGATCTTCCATAAGCTGTTGCCAAATATAATCATACTGATCACCGTGCCACACCATGATGGACGAATTGATTAATGTGGCAAATTCAAAATCTGGATTAAAATTAGATACTTTAAATGCTTGTGATTCCCAATCGATAGGTTTCCAATAACAATACAACATACTGATTTTATCTTTAGGAGCAAATGCCGGAAGATCGGTAAAGTCTTTTTGAATAATCGTATCTAAGTCAATGTAAATGTTGATTCCAGGGCCAGATAGCTCCTTACTGAACAATCCTATTTTGTTCCACCAACCCCATAAATTCCAATCATTACAGTCATGAATTGTAATACCAGGCATTGCAATTGTAGTTTGATTTGTTACTAAATTGAAAGTATATGGTTGTGTAAAGTATTCATCAATTTGATGTTTTAAGTCCATGACGTGGATGTCGGTGTAATACTCACTAGGATCCCATTCTGTTTGATATGGGCATTCTATATGTACGGTTTTAATAACCCAAATGTCAATGGCTGTCATCAATCCACTCCCGTGTTATGGATAGGTATTTGTCTATACTTTCTACCTCCACGTGTTTGTTTGCATCTAAATCTACTATGTCTTTATCATACATTAATATTAATGGCATCCAATCTTTAGCTGCTATCCAATCTTTAATTGTGTGATGATCTTCTATGGTAGAAAAGGTAAGATAGGTTCCTTCACCGTGGTTCTTCAGTTTCATAAACGACTTTTCAATAGCAAATTGTCTCATTGTTCTGTTAAATTCAAATGGTAGCCTACCAGATGCTTTGAACTCATTGGGACTTGTATATGCTTGATAATAATCGGTGTATGTAATTACATGATAAAATTTATACTTCTTCGAGTTGTATAACAATCTAATAGGATTTAAATATTCGTTATCACCTTTTTGAAAGAAGGTAGGTATCTCCATTAATATCCACCCTCATTCGCTACTATATGAGCAGGAAGAGGAGCAACTTTAAAGTCTTCTGTTATTCTACCTCGACGCGTTTGTTCCATGAATGGATACGGCCGAGTATCTCCATGGCTATCCCAATCAGCAAGTTTGACCCATAGCCCACTTCTGTGTAGCATTTTACCTTCTGAGTTCTCATTTATAGGAAACATAAATGTATCTGGTTCAACATGATCACCATATATTGGCTTCTCTCTCCACGAATTAATATAATCTACTGTGATGCCAAAGTGATCTGCACAAATCTGTATCATATCATCCATTGACCAATTATCAACACTTTCTAGTAAATACCTTCCATGCTGTCCAACATTCTTAAATCGTATCATTGCGTGTTCTATTTCTTTTTCTTTAAATAGATGTATCAGCCTTGAAGGCGCATCATCGTTGATACCCTTACATAATATTGTACCGGTATCGATAATAAACCTGGCGGCTTTAATATTTACTAAGGCTTTCACTTTAAGCTTAGCACACCTCAGCTCATCTATTTCTTCATACCAATCATCATTATCAACCCCATTGAGGCTTAGATATACGTGTGATAGTTTAGCATCTCTAAGACTCTGAGTATATCTCATACTACCCAACTTTAGCCCATTAGTCAACAGGGTACATCTATTTCCTGTTGCTCTAATGCGTTTAATTATGTCTACTAGGTCATTTCTCATAGTAGGCTCAGCGCCCATTATTCGTATCATTGTTCTTTGAGGAAATCTACTAATGCAATCCAGCATCTTATCAATATCCATGTCTGGTACATCTCTATTGGGGATGTAACAATTCGAGCAGCTCATATTACACTGATGAGTAACGTCTGCCGTAACGTCTGTAAATTTACAATCTTCTGGCTCTACTTCATAGTAGCCTGGTAAGGTGGTCATACACTTCCTCATTATAATCAAAATTGGCTAATATAGCTACTCTTGTTTCCTTCGACTCGTGACGAGAAGCATGTGAGTAACTCGGATTAATAAAACAAATTTCACCGGGCATAATTACTGGATAAGCGTTTAAATCTTCTCTAATTTCTAATATAACAGGATCTGTCAGAGGACATATAATGTTATATATGCTAGGAGGATCCATATGAAAATCTATATGGTGTCCTGGTTCTAACATAGCAAATCTAGTATTCACAAAATTAAAATTAGGCGCACTAAGTTCAATTTCATTTGTATGGATTTGATTATAAAATTTTCCTAAATCATAAACGTCTTTACCGGTGCTGACTCCAGCTACAGCATTAGCATGCCGGTGTTCAGCTGTCTTCATTCCAGATAAGTTTTTTGGATCTCTCGATAAATCATCATAGATAAATAGATTATGAACAACCAATTCCGGTGTGATTCTTCCAATCTCCATGTAAGGAGGTAATTTTCTATTACGAGCATGTTGCCGCAATTCACTAATTTTACTCATTATAATGACCGCCTGATTGTTCTTATAAATATATTTAGCTAAGTTTAGGAGCATGGAATGGCAGTTAAAGCAAACATTGTGATTGAGCAAGGTACTAGTTTTTCTACTGATATTGATATCACGGATGCAGCTGGTGCTCGAGTCGACTTGACTAATTATACAGCAAATTCTCAGATAAGAAAACACTTTTCTTCATCTTCTGCTACTGCTACGTTCACTTGTACAACAGGTGGTACTAATGGAACAGTAACGATGGTTTTGAATTATGCTAACACAGCGGGAATAACAGACGGTAGATATGTGTATGATTTAAGTTTAAATAACACATCTGCTAATACCAAATTGAGGGCTGTAGAGGGAATCGTAACAGTAACACCAAGGGTGACTCAATGAGTACTTTCAGATCTGGAACACAAATACTTTCCAATACACTCAACACATTATCTATATATGGTAATCCTGTATCAGGAACAGCAAATAGACTAGAAGCATGTGAGGACGTGGTCGAATCAAATAAGGCAAACGGTACAATTTTAGTGTATAATTCTGCTCTTAATAAATACGTGTTATCAGCAGATAGTATGGATGGTGGTTCCTTTTAATGGGAGTTAGTATTACCATAAGTAGTAATACAACAGTTACGCCGTTGCATGCTAATGGAACACCATTATCTAATGTAGCATCAGGGACTATACATTTAGCTAATGCTGCTTCAAAGATATCATTAACAATGCCAACAAAAGTAGTTAGAAGAGTTAATGATTTTGAAGACGTCAATACAGATAGTATTGCTGACGATCAGATAATTAGATACGTATCTGCTAACGATACTTTTATTGCTAGTAGTAGAGCATCCGGAGGAAATTTCTAGTGGCAATCCAATTAAGGTATAGTGCCAATACATCAATACCAACTTCGTTGGCTAATGGTGAGCCTGCCTATGCAACAAACGGCGAAATATTTTTCATTGGTTCTAATAATGTTGTTCTTGCAATTGGAGGAAAAAGAACTCCAGGAACACTAACAGCCAACCAAGCTATAGTAATAGATGCAAATAGCTTCATCGATGAAATTAAATCTGGAGGGTTAACTCTTACTACTTCAGGAACAGCTAACACAAAAATTGTAGGGTTGTCTGCTAATATAGATTCGGTAGCCAACTCGTCAACTATAGCAACAACCACCGCTGTAAAGAATTACGTAGATGAGAATGCAGTAACAGGTGGATCAACACAACTTAATGGTTTGTCTGATGTGACTATTACAGATAGACAAGCAAGTGATTTTATGATGGCTTCTAACACAACTCATGTTAGAAACGTCACCGTTGCAGGAGGAGTAAGTGCTAGTGCAAACAATACAGTAGTTACTTTCAATTGTATTAATTCATCTGCTAACTTTTTGGCGGGTTCGAACTTACAATTCACCACAGCGCTAAAGGATGGAAGTGGAAATAGATTTCAAGTTTTATACGCCAATGGCGATGCAGCCTGGGGATAAGAAATGGCAGTACCTACTACGAAAGCAACATTCAAAGAATTGTGTCTCAGAAGACTTGGTAAACCAGTTATAGAGATTAATGTCGACGACGATCAGATAGACGATCGTGTTGATCAAGCACTTGCTTATTACCAAGACTATCATTTTGATGGTACACAAAAGACTTTTTTGAAACACGTTGTAACAGAAACCGACAAAACTAATAAGTATATCACGATTACTAATAGTAATATTATTGGTATTGTTGATATCTTTGACATTGGGGATACTACAAGTACAAACAATCTTTTCAATATCCGATATCAAATTGCTTTAAATGATTTATATGATCTGTCGAGATATGATCTCGTTCCTTTCTATATGAATTTTATGAATATTCGAATGATCGAGGAAATTTTGGTCGGTAAGCAACCGTTGAGGTATAATAGACATGTCAACAGACTTCATATTGATATGGATTGGGATAAGAGGAATGCGGGTGAATATATAGTTGCACACGTTTATGAAAAGCTTGATGGAGATACGTACACAGATTTATGGAGCGATAGGTGGTTAACTGAGTATGCTACGTGTTTAATTAAATATCAATGGGGTTCGAACCTGAGTAAATTTACAGGAATGCAGCTACCAGGAGGAGTTCAATTTAACGGAGCTGATATATTATCTCAGGCTCAAATGGAAAAAGATAAATTAGAGCAAGAGATGATAAGCGCTTATTCTCTTCCAGTACATGATATGACAGGGTAGTAATGGCACAAGCAACAACAAGCACATATTTTAATAAGTTTGCTCATGCAGGTGAGCAAGGCTTAATCGCTGATTTGGTGATAGAATCTATATCGATGTATGGTATAGATGTTGGATATATGTGTAAGAAGTATACTTCAGAGGGATATGATCAGTTATATACTGAAGAGGATCTGGCTGTGTTTGATAATGTAACTGATGTTGCAATGTACATAAGAAATGTTGATGGGTTCGAAGGAGAAGGTGACTTCTTGTCCAAATTCGGATTAGAAATTAGAGATTCTATGACATTGTCGGTTGCAAGGCGGTCTTTTGAGACTGAAATTGAAGGTACACAAAATATCTCAAGACCAAGGGAAGGTGATTTAATTTTCTTCCCCTTGACTGAAAAGCTATATTCAATTGTGTTCACTGAGCATGAGCCTGTATTTTATCAAATGGGCGCAATACAATTCTATGATATCAAAGTAGAGTTGTTTGAGTATTCAAACGAAAGATTTAATACTGGTATAGACGTAATTGATGAGGTTCAATCTAAACATTCTCTTGATGTTCTTGAAGAAGTTCAGTTGTTAGGTGAAGATGGCATTACACCGGTGTTCACAGAAGATGGTTACAGACTTGTTACTGAAGAAGAAGATTCTGAAGACGCTAGCTCAACACCATCTCGAGACTTTGATACAATTACAGATAGTGAAAATGTGTTCATTGAGGGTGAAGCAGATACAGTAATTGACTTTAGCGATACCGATCCATTTAGTGAAGGCGGACGTTTCTGATGTTTGGCCATAATTTTTACCACTCCACTTTACGTAAATATGTAATCATATTTGGTACATTGTTCAATGAGATCATGATCTATAGAACAGATGGCGAAGGAAACAGAGTACAAGATATAAAAGTACCATTAACATATGGTCCTCGCGACAAAACTATTGCAAGACTAGAACAAGATCCAGATTTGGATAGAGAAGTTGCAATAACCCTTCCGCGAATGTCTTTTGAAATGATTGGTATGTCGTATGCAACAGAAAGAAAATTAAACACCGTACGTAGAAACGTTGCTGTACATGACACAAACAACAAATCTAATTACAAAACTATGTACAACCCTGTTCCATATGATATTACTTTTGAGTTGAACGTATTTACAAAATATGCAGAAGATTCTACAAAAATCCTTGAACAGATCATGCCGTTTTTCACACCAGAGTTTACTGTTACAGCAACACTATTATCATCGATGAACTGGACTGTCGACATACCAATTGTGCTTGAAGCTGTCTCAATACAAGATACGTATGAAGCAGATTTTCAACAGAGGCGCGCTTTAATACACACTCTTACATTTACTGTAAAGGGTCAACTGTTCGGCCCAGTCAGAACATCTGGGGTTATCAAAACTGCTAATTTAAATTTCTATGTTGATACAACGACCCCAATTGCTAACTCACATCCAGCCAATACAGTAATTGCCGGCATTAGCACATCATCTAATGTCCTCCATCAACGAACAACAATTACACCTGGACTATTAGCTAATGGTTCTCCAACAACAAATGCTTCTTTGACTGTTAATACTTCACTCATTCAAGCAAACGATAATTATGGATATATAACAAACTTTGAGGAGTTCTTCAGTGGCGACGCAAACACAAGTTCCGGATAATAAATTTAACGTGCATCCTGATCCTATTGCTAATGCTTTAGATCTCACTCCTAATACTGCGCCATTAATAGTGACTAAGGATCCGCGAATTATTGAAACTGTTTCAGAATCTGATCAAACAACAGAGAACGATGTTAAATATGCTAGAGAGAATCTATACCACTTAGCTGAAAAAGGTAAAGATGCATTAGAAGAATTAATGGAGTTAGCAGCTCAATCCCAACATCCTCGAGCATATGAAGTTGTTGGACAACTTATTAAAACTCTCACAGATACAAACGAACGAATAGTAGATATACAGCAGAAAGCAAAGAACATCTTATCCGATCCGAAAGGCCCAGACAAGGTTACTAATAATCTGTTCGTTGGTAATACCAGTGAGCTTACTAAGCTATTAGGTGGTAATGCTAGGGATGTCTTTAAAAAATAGTACTATACCTGTCCGGACCGCATTACTTATTATATACCAATTTTAGGAGAAGTCAACAGATGTTTGAATATAGTTTTAATTTAGTTAAGGTAGTTGACGGTGATACTGTTGACATCGATATTGATTTAGGGTTTGGTGTCTGGTTAAAGAAACAAAGAATCAGAATCATGGGGATTGATACTCCGGAATCAAGAACGTCAGATGATGAAGAGAAGAAGTATGGCTTGTTAGCAAAAGACCAAGTTATAAAATATATTGCTGGAGCAAGGAAGTTTTATTCTTTTCAAGATGAAAAGGGAAAATATGGTAGGATCTTAGGAGACTTTGAAATCTACCACCACACGTCTGGTGCATGGATGAAGATGGCTGAAGCTATGATTAGAGATCATTATGGTGTTAGATATCTTGGACAGAACAAATCACTTATTGCAGACGAACATCTTATAAACAGAGATCGGTTAAAAGAGCGTGGAATTATCGTCTAACCAAATATATCTTGGCAATGCCAGACTTAAAAAAGCTGGGATTGCAATTGATTATACAGAAGAACAAATCCAAGAACTCGTAAAGTGTTCTAAGGATATTAATTACTTTTGTAAGAAATACATGAAGATCGTTAGTGTTGATGAAGGTGTTGTACCTTTAGAGCTATACGACTTTCAAAAAGATATAATGCAGTCTGTTGTTGAGAATAGATTTTCTATTTGTAAAATGCCGCGGCAGAGCGGCAAGACAACAACAATGGTTGCCATCATACTTTGGTTTGTATTATTCAACGAATCGTTTAACTGTGCTATCTTGGCTAATAAGGCCAGTACTGCACGTGAGATTTTGAGCCGGCTCCAAATGGCATATGAGTGGTTGCCTCCTTGGTTGCAACAAGGCCTTGTGGAATGGAACAAGGGTAGCATCGAGTTAGAAAACGGATCGAAGATTTTAGCATCGTCAACATCTACTTCATCTATAAGAGGTGGGTCATTCAGTCTTGTATACTTGGATGAGTTTGCGTTTGTGGATGCGACGCTACAAGAAGAGTTTTTTGCGTCTGTTTATCCTACAATTTCATCTGGTAATACTTCACGAGTAATGATCACATCTACTCCAAAAGGTATGAATTTATTTTATAAGTTGTGGATAGATGCAGTAGAAGGTAGAAACGAATATTTGCCTATTCAAGTTCATTGGTCAGCTGTACCAGGTAGAGATGAGGCTTGGAAAGAACAGACCATTAAGAACACAAGTGAAGAACAATTTAGACAAGAATTCGAATGTGACTTTATTGGTTCATCTAACACACTAATTAATCCAACTGTGTTATCTAGATTAGTGTTCCACGATCCAATACAACAGAATGAGAATTTAAAAATATGGAAAGAACGAGTATCAAATCACATATATGCAATAAGTGTAGATACATCAAGAGGTATTGGAAATGACTATAGTGCTTTTACTGTTATTGATTGCACTGTTGTACCTTATGAAGTGGTTTGTACCTATCGCTCTAATGTTATTTCTCCAATGTTGTATCCTAATGTCATATATAATACTGGCCGGATGTACAATGATGCTATTATTCTCGTAGAGATAAATGATATAGGTCAACAGGTTGCAGACATACTACACCACGAGTTAGAGTATGAGGGTATTCTAACAGCCGAGTGGAAAGGCAGATCTGGCCAGTTGCTTACTGCTGGATTCGGTGGTAAAGGCCAACAGCTTGGTGTTAGAACAACTAAACAACTAAAGCGTGTTGGTTGTGCCGGCTTAAAAACTATCATAGAGAACGATAAATTAGTAATCAATGATTTCGAAATCCTTAAAGAGCTGACAGCATTTTGCGTTAAAGGTCAGAGTTATGCAGCAGAAGAAGGTTATCATGATGATCTTGTGATGTCGTTGGTATTATTTTCTTGGCTTACCGGTCAAGAATACTTTAAAGACATGACAGATATCGACATAAGAAAAAATCTGCTAGAAGCAAATGAGAAAGCTATGGAAGATGAATTGCTTCCTTTTGGGTTTTTTCAGGATGGATTTACAGATCCGGACGACGATATGCAGAAATATAAGTCAGATCCATTGCTTGTTGCAACGCCATACGAGATTGAAGGATCGTGGTGAAAGCTAGTATATTATAAATATTTGGACGTAAGATAAACTTGCGTAAATACCTTATAGAAGGAGAAATAAGCCATGGGATTTCAAGTCAGTCCTGGTGTAAACGTAACGGAAATTGACTTAACCACAATTGTTCCTGCAGTCTCTACGACTGAGGGCGCATTTGCAGGTCACTTTAGATGGGGACCTGTCGAGCTGGCGAACCTAGTTTCTTCAGAAGAAGAACTTGCCAATACTTATGGGAAGCCCGACGGTACTAATTTCGAAACATTTTTCACCGCAGCCAATTTTCTAGCATATGGCAACAAGCTATATGTTAGCCGAGCTACTGCGACAACTGCTCTTAACGCTACGGTGCTGCAGAATACAGCAACCGCCGTCGGCTCAGCTAACACGTCGCATACTCTAAAAATCAAAAACCAAGAACACTATGACAACGATGTCACTGTTCCAGCCGATGCTAGCTTCTTGGCTCGCTACCCTGGATCACTTGGTAACTCGTTGAAGATTTCTGTTTGTGATAGCTCTGGTGCGTTTGAGAGCACAGTCTCTAATAACGTATCTGGTATTTCATCTGTTGATGTTAACATCGCTGTAGGTAATACAGAGTTTGTCATTACTGCAACGGATAGTAAAGGCAGTTTCACAGAGACGTCTAACGTAACTGTTGCTGAATATCTGCTAGCACAAAACACTGTTGCTAATGTTGCTTCCAGCTTTGCTGTTGGTGATATTATTAAGCTAGGTAATAACTCAATTGGGTTTACCGAAAAACGTGTCCAGACAATCGGATCAACATCGACTTCCGGAGCTCTTGATGGAGTCGGCGGTACTGTTTTTACAGGTACAGCGAATATTTCGTTCGAGTCCAAGTATACACTGAGTGCTGCGTTCACTGCTAACCTAGTTGCTAGTTCAGTAACACGTAAGTGGCAGTTTGCTGGTAACTTCGATCAAGCTCCTGGTACTTCATTGTTCTGTAACAATGTTGCAAACAATTCAGATGCTTCAGATGAGCTTCATATTGTTGTTCAAGATGAAGATGGAGCAATTTCCGGTGTAAGAGGAAGTATCCTTGAATCGTATCCAAACCTGTCTCGCGCTACAGACGCCAAGAACGAGTCTGGTGAATCGATCTACTACTACGATGTGCTCCATGCTCAAAGCGCGTGGGTATATAACGGTGGCAAGAAAGTACGCGTAGCTGGTGAGACTCAAAACTCGACAGCAGATTATGTTAACACAGCTGTCAACATGGTCAACACTGCTGTAACTAACACGGTTCCATTCTCGAGATCATTTACAGTTGGCCGAGACGGTGGTACTGCAAACGTAACTACTCACGTCTTAGTTGGCGAGAGCGATTCTGGTGAAAGCAACGTTGCAATTGGTCAGCTGACGACAGCTTATGATAAGTTCAAGAATGCTGAAGAGATTGATGTCTCTTTGATCTTGCAAGGTAAAGCAAGAGGTGGCACACACGGTCATCAACTTGGAAACTATCTGATTGATAATATTGCTGAGCCAAGAAAAGATTGTATTGTTATCATCTCTCCCGAAAAGGCTGATGTGATCAACAACGCTGGTGATGAGTCTGCTAACACAGTCGACATGAGAAACGCTCTGACATCCTCCTCGTATGGTGTGATGGACGGTGGATACAAATATCAGTATGATAGATACAACGACGTATATCGGTATGTTCCATACAACGGTGATGTTGCTGGTCTGATTGTCAGAACAGATAATCTTCGAGACCCATGGTTCTCTCCTGCTGGATTTAACAGAGGTATCTTGAAGAACGTCATTAAGAACCCCTACAACCCAGATAAGGCTGATCGGGACATTTTGTACAAGAAGGGTATCAACCCAGTTGTTACTTTCCCTGGTCAAGGAACTATCCTATTTGGTGACAAAACTTTGCTTGCTAAGCCGAGTGCGTTTGATAGAATTAATGTTCGTAGATTGTTCATTGTTCTTGAGAAGGCAATTAGTAGAGCGGCAAAATATACATTGTTTGAATTCAACGATGAATTCACGAGAGCACAATTCAGAAATATGGTCGAGCCTTTCCTTCGGGATGTTCAGGGTCGAAGAGGTATTTTTGACTTCAAGGTTGTTTGTGACGATACGAATAATACTGGTGAAGTAATTGACAGAAACGAGTTTATTGGTGACATATACATCAAGCCAGCTCGGTCGATTAACTTTATTCAGTTGAACTTCATCGCCGTCAGAACGAACGTTGAGTTCTCTGAAGTCGTCGGACAATTCTAAGCTAAATAGATACAACGAATAGGAGAGCTCGATGGCCTTTAATATCAATGAAATTAGATCACAGCTAGCACTTGGTGGTGCACGCCCTGCTCTATTCCAGGTCATAATGAATAATCCGGCTAACTCTGGTGGTGATGCCAAAATTCCTTTTATGGCAAGAGCGGCGCAAATTCCAGCGTCGACGGTCGGAACTATTGAAGTAGGTTACTTTGGTAGAAAGATTAAGATAGCTGGTGATAGAACATTTGCTGAATGGACAATAACAATAACCAATGACGAAGACTTCTTGATCAGAAATGCTATGGAAGAGTGGATGCAGAATATTAATACGCATCTAGGTAACGTACGGAAGTTTGGTGCAGCTGCGCCTTCTCTGTACAAGGAAAACGCACAAGTAGTACAGTATAGTAAAACCGGTATTCCAATTCGCCAATACACATTCAATGGTATGTGGCCAACTGAGGTCAGCACTATTGATCTTGATTGGAACACTACAGATACGATTGAAGAGTTTACTGTTACCTTTCAATACGATTGGTGGGAAGTAGATGGAGGTATTACCGGTAACGCCGGCGGCAACTAAAGTTATATTATTAGGAAAGTGAAGTTAACGAATGGCAACATTATTCGGATTTGAAATAAAAAGAGCGCAAGGGGAGCGACCTGCTTCCTTTGCGCCCTTACAACTAGATGATGGCGCACATAATGTCACTACTGGAGGCATGTATGGCACCTATGTTGATCTTGAAGGTGCTACCCGAACAGAAGCAGAACTTGTAACTAGATATCGTCGAATGTCTATGATGCCTGAGTGCGACATGGCCATCGACGATATCATTCATGAGTTTATTGTTTATGATGAGCACAACAGACTAGTAGATATCAACCTTGATTTAGTTAAAGGTATGTCTGCTGGAACTAAAAAAATCATTCAAAAAGAATTTGAGTTTGTCCTAGACCTTTTAGAGTTTAATGAAAAGGGCTATGAGGTTGCTCGTCATTGGTATATCGATGGTAGAATGTTCTATCATGTGATCATTGATCCGGATGCGGTAGAAGAAGGTATCAAAGAATTAAGATATATCGATCCTCGAAAAATTAAAAAAGTAAGAGAAAATAAAAAAGAACGTATACCTGGAACACAAGTCCAAGTAGAACGTACTATTAGTGAATTTTTCATTTATAATGATAAAGGGTTTGTTGGTTATCCAGGTGGGAGTCCGACAGCAGCTGGAGCAGATCAAGGAGTTAAGATCGCTAAGGATGCTATACTTCATGCAACATCTGGTGTTATGAGTGAAGACAATAGACTTGTTCTATCTCATCTTCATAAAGCTATTAAGCCCTTAAACCAACTTCGAATTTTAGAAGACGCAACGGTCATCTACCGAATAGCTAGAGCTCCTGAAAGGCGTATCTTCTATATTGATGTTGGTAATCTACCCAAGATGAAAGCAGAGCAATATCTTAGAGATATGATGGCCAAGCATAAAAATCGTTTAATTTACGATGCTGCTACTGGCGAAGTCAGAGACGATCGTAAGTTTATGACAATGCTTGAGGACTATTGGTTGCCAAGACGGGAAGGTGGTCGTGGTACTGAAATCACTACACTGCCGGGTGGTCAAAATCTTGGAGAGATGGACGATGTACTGTACTTCCAAAAGAAGATGTACAAGTCATTAAACGTACCTATATCAAGATTAGAACCTGAAACAGGAATGACATTAGGACGAGCTACTGAAATTAATCGTGATGAAGTAAAATTTCAAAAATTTATTCAAAGAATTAGAATGCGATTTTCAATATTATTTGATTCCGCATTAGAGAAACAATTGGTGTTAAAAGGACACATGACGCCAGAAGAGTTTAATGATATTAAACGCAACATTAAATATGATTTCAAGACAGACAACTACTTCTCTGAGTTGAAAGACAATGAAATCCTCAATGAACGTATTAATACTGTGAATGCACTTGATGTATATGTTGGAAAATACTTTTCTGAAGATTGGGTTAAACGTAATGTGCTCAAGCAAACAGACGAAGATATCGATAACTTAGATAAACAGATGAAAAAAGAGAACGACGCCAACACTGAAATGGATGCAGCACTTGCAGATCCGGACATGGGTGACAATAATATTGACGGTACTAAAGGCCCTCCTAACGGCGGGACGCCAAATGGGCCCCCCAGTACTGGATAAATATAAATAAATGGAGATATAAACTATGACCGAACCAACGTTGAAAGATATGATTGCTGCCGCTAATAAAGGAGAACCAACCGGTTTTGCGGATGTGTTCTCCGGAGTAATGGTCGACCGGGTAAATGATAAAGTTGATACAATACGCCAGGTAGTAGCAGCAAAGCTAGGAGGACTAGATCCTACGGATACTCCAGCGATGGAACTAGGACCAGAGGAAGTTGATGACAATGTTGGTGAAATCGAAACAGTAGAGGACGAGGAGTCTGATGGCCAAGAAACTTAAACAGCTGACGGAACGATATAAGACTGAAATAGTTCCGACACCAGGCAACGACAAGGGACAAAACGTCTCTTATAAAAACGTTGTTCAAGGTGGCGAGAAGGCTTTTGTCGACAAGCACGTCGTACAGAAGACCGACTATCCCGTTCCCGAAAAGAACGCTGGAGATAAGAACGCTATCTTCTCTGGTGCTAAACAAACAAAGAAAAAGCGCTTAGCTGATCAAGAGAATGAAGCTGGTGATAAAATGTATGAGGCTAAGGTAGATGCTATCATGGCATCTTTGAAAACGAACAAGAGTGATTTTGTAAAGAGCCATGGTCATGATCCTGTAGACGTTGACGAAGAAGTTTGGATTGATGAATATGAACTCAAAGATGGTTCTACTATTGAGATCGATGAAGAGACAATGTCTATTCTCGATGAGGTATATGAATCTCTATCTGAAGATCATCAAGATCAATTCGACGTTTTGTTTGCAGAAAATAGACAAACAAACTCCTCTCTCCTTGAGTGGGTAAGGAGTGTGGCATGATCAAACCAATTGCTAACAGCGCAATATTAAATGCGACACACGTTCAACAGACTTACCGATATGTAAGAGTTGTTAACACACATGCTACATCTGTTGCTAATGTCGAAATTGGAACAGCTGAAGCAACAGTCCAAAAAACAATTAACTTGGATGGTGGTGAAGCTGTTAACTTGGATCTCGGTGATCAAGGAATTTGGGTTTCATTAAACACTAATGTCGTAACCTGCTATATTACACCGATAGCTGGAGGAAGCGGATCATGAAATTAGTCACTGAACTAGTTGAAATTGTTGAGACCTCGATCCAGATCGACGAAGAGACAAAAACAAAGAGTCATTTCTTAGAAGGCGTGTTTTTACAGGGTGAGATACAAAACCGTAATGGTAGAATGTATCCCATCAAAACCCTTGCTAAGGAAGCTGCTCGTTATAATACAGAATACGTAGCAAAGAATAGAGCATATGGTGAGCTCGGTCATCCTAATGGACCGACGATCAACTTAGAGAGAGTATCCCATATGATCAAAAGCTTGCACCAAGAAGGTAACAACTTTGTTGGTAAAGCAAAAATATTAGATACTCCATACGGCAATATCGTCAAAAATCTTATTGATGAGGGAGCGCAACTTGGTGTTAGCTCTCGCGGCATGGGGACTCTAAGGCAGCAAGCTGATTGTCATGTAGTACAAGACGATTTTATGCTTTCTACTGCAGCAGATATTGTTGCAGATCCTTCTGCACCTCAGGCGTTTGTTAATGGTGTGATGGAAGGTGTTGATTGGGTATATGATGTTGCGACGAAGAGATGGGATACGATGCAAGTTGTTGAACAAACTAAAGCGCTAGGTGACCAAGATGTACGAAAATTACGCGAATCGGCATTGTTAATGTTCGATAAGTTTCTAAAAACCCTGTAAAATTACAATTATTATAAATATAGTAGAATATAATAACTTGTTAAATTGACTAAAATCTAAAGGAGTCAAAAGATGGCAAAAGAAGAACTAGATCAAGTGGAAGAACTCGAAGAGTTCGACACTGATGAACCTGTTCTTGAGGCCACTGACGACGAAGAGAACACAGAAGAGCTTGTAGAGTTTCAGGCTTCCGGTGAGGCGTCAAGTGTGCCTGATCCAATCGACACTGGTTCGTCTCGTCGTAAAGCCGATAAGAATAACGGAATGCCGATGGAAAAGCTAGGCAAGACTGGCGTAATCGCCAAGGTTGTTGATGCGTATTCATCCATGAGCATGGCACAAGCCTCAAAGGCTTATAAAGGCTTAATGGATTCCACTGGAAACAAGAGCTCGATCAAAGCTAAGGGCAGTGCAAAGTCCCCTGTTAAACTTCACATGATGGCTAACGTCAAAGTGAAGGAAGACATGGAAGCGTTGTTTGCTGATAAGGATAATCTTACGGAAGATTTCTTTGATCAAGCTACCACAATTTTTGAAGCTGCGCTTAATATTAAAGCAACTATCGTCGAGGAAGCTCTTAGAGAGCATTATGCGGCCGAACTTGTTGAAGCAAAAGCTCAGTACGAAGAAGAACTCGAGAAGAAGCTTGATGAGTATCTCGAGTACGTAGCAGATACCTGGTTGGAAGAGAATGAAATCGCTATCGAGAGTGCGCTCAAGGTAGAGATGGCAGAGAATTTCATGGATGGTATCAAAAACCTATTCACGGAATCGAATGTAACGATTCCCGAAGAAAAAGTTGATCAGTTTGACGAGATGGAAAAGAAAGTTGAAGAGCTTACTACCAGCCTCGACGAAGCTGTCAACGACAAGATTGCCCTGACTGGGGTAATTAAAGACCAGAATGGTCAAATTCTTTTCAACGAGAAGAGTAAAGAACTTACTCTGAAACAGAGAGACGAATTTACTGATTTGGTTGAAGGCCTAGATTTCGAGAATTTGGACGAATACGATAGTAAGTTGGATACTATTCTTGAAACCTATTTCAATAAGAAACCAGCCACGACAGATATTGTTGAATCAATTGCTGTTGATATTGAGTCGGAAGATAAGCCTACGGGAATCTCTGAAGGTCCAATGGCTGCTTATGCTCAGGCTATTTCACGAACACTTACTAAATAATAGATTGGAGAATCCAAATGCTAAATGAAGATCTATTACAGAAGTGGCAGCCGATCATTGAGCACCCTGACCTTGATAAGATCCAGGATGTTCACCGACGGAATGTTACAGCTGTATTGCTAGAAAACACAGAGAACGCTCTTCGTGAGTCTGCGAGCTTTGCTCCGCAGAGCTTGCTGGAAGCGTCTCCCACCAACGCCATGGGTGCTTCTTCAAGTACTGCTGGTGATGGTAACGTAGACATCTACGACCCAGTTTTGATTAGCTTGGTACGTCGCGCCATGCCAAATCTCGTTGCGTATGACGTTATGGGCGTTCAGCCTATGACAGGTCCTACCGGCTTGATTTTTGCGATGCGCTCTCGCTACGCTACTCAGACTGGAACTGAAACCTTTTACAACGAAGTCAATACTGGCTTTGCCATGGACAAAGATTCCTCGACCAACACTGCTGTTGGTGGTGCTACTCAGAACCTTGGTACATTCGTCGGTAATGGCTACCTGAACAGCTCTGCTTCTAACGTAGAACTGTACAACTATGCTGCTGGTATGACCACAACGCAGGCTGAACGCTTGGGTGATGGTGCTGGTAACGCCTTCCCAGAGATGGCATTCAGCATTGAGAAGATTGCTGTGACTGCAAAGTCCAGAGCTCTCAAAGCTGAGTACACCATGGAATTGGCGCAGGATCTTAAGGCCATTCATGGCTTGGATGCTGAGTCTGAGTTGGCCAACATTCTGTCGACTGAAATTCTCGCTGAAATTAACAGAGAGATGATTCGTACAGTTAATGTTATTGCTAAGGTTGGTGCTCAGGACGATACGACTACGGCTGGTAAGTTTGACCTTGACACCGACTCTAATGGTCGTTGGATGGTTGAGAAGTTTAAAGGCCTTATGTTCCAGATCGAAAGAGAAGCCAATAGTATTGCGAAGGGAACTCGTAGAGGGAAAGGCAACATGCTGATCTGCTCTTCGGATGTTGCTTCTGCTCTGCAAATGGCCGGCGTGCTTGATTACACTCCTGCTCTTAACTCTAACAACCTACAGGTTGATGACACAGGTAACACATTTGCTGGTGTCCTCAATGGCCGGATTCGTGTTTACGTCGATCCTTATACCACTGGTAACTATATGACCGTTGGCTATAAAGGCTCGAGTGCATTCGATGCTGGTGTATTCTACTGCCCATACGTTCCGCTACAGATGGTCCGTGCGGTTGGGGAAGATACCTTCCAGCCAAAGATCGGCTTCAAGACTCGTTACGGCGTTGTTGAGAATCCGTTTGCTAGAGGCACGACAGCTCTTGCTGCTACTGGTGCTCTTGCTGCAGACTCGAATGAGTACTACAGAAAGATCCTTGTAGACAATATTATGTAAGAAGAAGCCCATTAAGGGACGATTCTGGGGGGGGCTTTATGCCCCCCCTTTTTTTGTATAAATAGATACATAGAAGCAATTAAGTAGGCCTACATGTTAGTAAAGCAACAGGTTTTAATTAACGTGTATTATTGGATGCCAGATTATAATAATGTTCTTCAAGAGTTTATGTGGGGTACTGAAGATGAAGTACCAGAGTATCCAAAAATACATAAGTTTTTAAATTACTGGCATCATAATATTGATGCTGTAATAAGTGAGGTTTTAGTATCACATGCAACAAGTAAATATATTAGGAGTGTAGATTGGCAGTCCCATCTTCCGGAGCATTAAACGATCAACCAGATAATCCTAACTTCCTATCACCATTAGGATTTAACTTTTCTATTAAGAAGCTCCCTAATACAAATTATTTTGTACAATCGGTTAATGTGCCTTCTGTACAAATGGGTGACGCAATAATGCCAACCCCATTTGTTAATATTCCAACCATTGGAGATCGTATAACATATGCAGAGTTTCAGGTATCATTTAAAGTTGATGAGGATCTAAGAAACTATGTTGAATTGTATGATTGGATGGTACAATTAGGTTTCCCAGAAGACTTCGCTCAAGCAAAAAACATTTATGGCGAACCAAATTCTGTTGACTTCAGAGTAGATGGGCCGTATAGTGATGCTACTATAACTATTTTAAATTCTGCAATGAGGCCTAATCTTGAAGTATTGTTTGAAGACGCATATCCAATTTCATTATCAGACCTACAATTTTCGGCCACATCACCCAGTGTAGATTACATTGAGTGTCAAGCTACATTTAGATATAAGTTATTCAGAATTCTTCGATTGGCATCATCAGGAACAGTTGATACACAAGCTACAAATGTAAGATAGGATTTTTATTATGACATACGCTGACCCTCGGTTGGTAGATGGGGTATTTCCAGAGCCCGTACTTAACGAATTAAAATATAGATACTTTGGTTGGATGCAAACTGGTTGGAAGTCTAGTAGTAATAAGTCATATGATCATGGACACAATCAACACTATATTTTGCGAAATGCAAGACACATAGAAGTTGACTTAACTGATATTCCAAACTTTGAGCAAGATCATCCAGGCATTGCTGATGCGTTTGATATTATTCAACAAATTCTTGGCCCTAGAGGATTAGTAAGATGTTATGCAAAGTCATATCATTATGGGCAAGATGCGTATGCACATACAGATTTAGAAGACAGTAAGTTTGTTACAAAAGATGGAACACCAATAGAAGAATTAGATGAAGCCATTGAAGGGTTTGAAACCGTTATTGTATATATGTCAAAAGACTGGAAGATGGATTATTATGGGGCGACTATTTTATATACAGATGAAGGAGAGATTGACGCTTCTTGTCTACCAAAGTATAATAGGATGTTTATACTTGACAGTTCACAACTACATGCATCGTCTTCGCTGTCAAGAATGTGTCCAATTAGCAAAGATATTATGGTGTTCAACACTATGCCTATTTGGCAGAAGGATGAAGGCTTTACGTATTTAATGAAGCACACAAAAGATTATCCACACGTTGGTAAAACTTTTAGTGAGCATTTCTGGAATGTATATCAGTATCTTGAGTCTAATCTAGAAGCTTCTTCAGCAGTATGTAAGGCCGGGTTGTGGCACAGTGCTTGTGATACTGCAAAGTATACTAAAAATAAAGGAGATCCTAACTTTACGAGAGATATAGTTCGTGGGTTCATAGGGAAAGAGGCTGAGGATCTTGTACATCAATTTTGTTCATTTAAAAAGCCGCGTGTACCAAAAATACTAGAATCTGGTAATAAATATTTAATGTTGATTGAATTAGCAAATCTTGTTGACCAGAACACGAATGGGAAGTATAATGATAATATAATGAAACTACAAAGTGGTTTGGAAGATGAAGCTAGAAGAGATACAGAATGAGTGGGAAAATGATTCTGTAATTGATCGTACTGAGCTGGGTGAGGAATCAATTAAAATTCCAAAACTGCATAGTAAGTATTACAAGTGGTATAGTAGAGAAAGACTGCAGCTTGTAAAACTTCAAGAGGAATTGAAAACCTTGAAGAAAGACAAGTACGATTATTATAGCGGAGTCCTTGATCGAGATGAACTTGATGATCGAGGTTGGGAACCAATCCAACTACGTATATTGAAGTCTGATATGTCTATGCACATTG